AGTATCTCTAACGTACAATGCTGTAGCAAAAGCCATTACAAGGTCATCATTATATCCCGTCTGTGCCTGCGCCTTACCGTTCTTCCATATGAATACCCTCATCTCTCCTAATAATCGCTTAGACTTGACTATTACCGATCTTTCCCGTATGTATTCAGTCATCTTGGCGATGACAAGTGGTCTTGTTTTAAGGGACATTGTGAATCCTGGTACTAGCTTATCCCTTTCGTACTTAGCCATATATGATTCAACTGTCTCAGTATCTGATCTAGAAGAGTAGTATAGGTTTTTATATTCTCTCTCTATTACCTGTTCAATAGTTGACCATCCAATATTGGCATTCTCTATTACTAGAAGTGCATCACAGTATTCTGTTGCTATTCCTACCAGTACGTTACCGTATTCTTTAGGAGATATCTTACCTTTATACTCTGCAACTTGTACAGCTGACTCTATATCAAAGACATGAAAGCCAGAGTAGTCAGTAGAGTCCCCTCTAGCGACGTCGGCAACAACCATATACGACTTTTGATAGTCAGGTGCTTCCCATATCCATAGATTTCCATCTACACCTCTTTTTTCCATTGGTTCTGTTACATATGTCTCTTCGTAGAAAGACATATTCTCAACCTCTATTACAGTATCTCCAGATGATAGGAAGTCACAATCACACTCTTGAGCGGCTTGTTTCTCTCCTAACTGTCTTGTTTGTTCATCTCTCCAGTCTTGTTTTCTTTCCGGATGTACATCCCATTTTAATTTAACAGGTACAAATCCGTTCTCTCCTGCTTCAGCTTTTTCCCATGTTTTATGAAACCAGTTTCCTACACCATTTGGAGTAGAAAGGGCCATACACTGTCCTCCGGTAGCAAGTGTTTGCTGAGCTGCTGTAAATGTCTCTTCAATATTATCAATGAAGGCAGCCTCATCTATCAACAGTAACGATACCGCTTCTGAACGAGCAGCATCTGCATTAGATGATTTAGCTGTTATTTTAGACCCGTTTTTAAGTCTAAGAGATAATTTATTCTTTTCTGTAAAAGGTAATTGTAACCATTTCGGTAGATTCTCATACATGAAAATCGTTTTAGTTACAAGGTTTCTAGCTGTTGCTTGAGTAATTGCTAGTGCTAGTACGTTTTTATCTTTATGAAAGATCATTAACCATAAAGCATATGCTGAGGCTAATGTAGAGATTCCTAACTGTCTTGATTTAAGAGTTACGATAAACTTCTCGTCTCTAAATAAGTGAAGAACTCCTTCTTGAAATGGATAGAGGTTAAATAAGATTCTACCTCTGGTTGGATGTTGAATATAGCAATACTTCTTCATGAAGTAAGCCGGGTCTTTTGCACATTTTATGTACTCTTGTGCAACTATTTGTTTTATATCTTGTTGTGACATATTATATATGTATATAATATAAATATGTGGATATAAAAAAACCCACCTTTATGGGGTGGGCTTGCTAACTATTCTTATAGGTTTTTTACTATTACTAGTGCGTCGACATCTTGCCAGCTCCCTTCTGTACCGTCTTTTCTTTTCCAGTATACGTTGCCTTTATCATCTATTCTTGTAAATATTCCCCCTTGTGCCTCTACATCCTCTCTATCTCTGTAAGATTTATCTAAAGCAACTGCTGTTTTTCCTGGTTGTAGATCCTCTGGTTTTACATCCTCGGTACCTGTAACTCGTATTACTCGGTCGTTAAGATCGATGAATTTTGCTTCTTCATTTAACATTCTTGAACCTGCAGTTAATTTATTTTCTGCTAAGAATTTTCTTAAATCAAAAGTACCTTCTTGTAATGCTTCTACTTTTTCTGCTTTTGGAGCTGCAGCTGGTTTACTGTTTTTAGCTTCTTTTTCAAGACCTGCTACTAACTTCTCTGCTGCTTTTTCAATTTTAATAGCATCTTGAAGATACTTTTTACGAACCTTTGGATTGATATGCTTAGCATGTTCACTCTCTTCCATTCTTTGAGCTTCACCTCTTAATGCTTTAGCAATTTTTTTCATCTCCTGTACCTTGTGTTCTTCTCCTACTCTGCGAGTAGTTTTTTCAATCTCCTTCATCAATTCTTCAATTGTATTATATTCAGGTATTACAGTTTCATCAGTCATTTCATCTCCTTCAGGTAGTCCATTTTTCATCATATCGATAGACATATCTGTAGAATCGTTAGGTACATTTGGGTCTGCATTTTGATGTCCCATGGCATTGTTTACCATTTCTACTAAACGTCTTTCTTTAGCAGTTAATTTTGTTTCTTTCATCATTGGTTTTTTATTATTTTCATAAAGCGATTGAGCAGCCATATCTCCTAACTCTCCTGATTGGTACAATTCGTCTGTTAATTGCTCCAACTCTTCCTCACTTAAAGGAGTTCCATCTTCAAATTCTGCAGATATAATATATGCATCTACAAAGTCAGGGTAATCGTCTGGGTCGATTCCATCGATTTGAATAGAGTTGTAATTTACCCCTTCTAATCCTGGTTGTGGTTCTGCTTGTGGTTTAGCAGCTGGTACTTGGTAAGGCTGTATTGATTTTATTGACTGTACGAAGTCTGGGTTGTCTATAAAGATATCTGCAAAAACCTCTTCTGCTTGTTCTGGTGTTTCTGCATTTAGTATTCTAGAGTCTCCTCCTCCGTATTTGTTTACGAAACTTACTTGGAAAGCTTTTTGATTCTCATCAAATCCGTCTACTCTTGCTTCTTTAAGAAGTTTTGCATTTTTTGTAAGGTTATTCTCTGATAAGAATGCTCTTAAATTAAAATTATATGCCATTGTGGTTTATTTTTGTTTATAAATAGTTTTATTTTTGATTTACACTTCCATATATCTGTGCATATATGCTATCTAATGCTGCAAACATATTTTTTGATACTAATTGACTTATTCCTGATTTATTCTGCTCTATTGTTGGAAAATCTACTGATACTGTATTTTCTCCTGAACTTCTTCTAATAAAGGTTGGAGATATGTTTAGATATTTAGATTTAATATCAGCTACTATTAGTAGATTGCCGTCAGTATCGACTAAGTTCCAGCCAGATTTGCTTCCTTCTCCTTTTGTAGGAACTATTCTACCGTTCTTGAATGTGTCAAGAACTTCGTTATAATCGTACTTGAGTGTGTGAATTGTGATTCTCTGTAGCAAACCTGTTTTTTTATCTACTGCTTTTTCTACCCAAACGAAAAATTCACTATTACCCGGTCCTGCTAATTTCTTTGCTACAGCATCTATTCTTGCAATTATATCTGGGTAGTATTCTTTTGCTTTTTCTGAGGTAGCTAATTCTCCTACAGTCATATTACTTAGTTCTGGATGATTTTTAAAGTAGTTAGCCAGTTGTACTGCTTTACTGTCCATTACTTCTTTCTCTGATCCTAATCCTATTTTAGTATCTCCTGAGGTTGTTTTTAGGCTTATGTTATGTCCATTTACGATAAGGTCTGTCAGTCCTTGTGCCCCTCCTGTATGTTTAGTTTCTATATCTTTTTCAGCTAGTAGTTTTGTTAATAGTACTTCTGAGACTGTTCCTAGAGAGTTGGGATCAAATAACATAAACACTTTTAGGTATTTAGCATAATCATCTTTTATTGAGCTGAATACTTTTCTTAAGTATGTAACATCTTCTTCAGTTGCAGTACTATTATCTGATTGTTGAGGTTGGTCCTCCTCCATAACAATTCCATACTCTGAATAAATCTCTTTCAATATCTTCATATCGGCAGGATTATTCGTATCTGGGTATCCTTTCTTACATCGAAAGGCCCATTCGTTAACTACTTTATCTATTACGCTCATAACTTATTTTTATAGTGATGTTGGTGTTTCTTCTTCTGCTCCTCCTGCTTCTGGTTCAGCTGGTGCTTCTTCTGCTCCTCCTGCTTCTGCTCCTGGAAAGTCTCCTCCACCGCCGCCGGCTGCTGCTGGTTCTGCTGCGAAGTCTTCTCCTCCTGGCTCTTCACCTTGTGAAATTGGCCCGTCTCTTAAAATTCTTCCTACTGCATCTAACGCCTGTTGGTATTGTGATACGTTATTTAAGAAGTACCCTTTACCTTCAATAGTGGCTTCAAAGCCTTTTCCTGTCCATCTTAAGTCTAATGCTTGTCCGTTTTTAAGAACAACTTTAAAAGTGGACGGTTTTGGAACTGTCCATTTTACATCTGTTACAAACTCTGGGTATTCTGATGTAAATAGTTTTACTAATGCTTTTTTAACGGTAGGATT